CATCACTCAAAAGACCTCCCACAAACGGAATTTTGCTAGTGTATCCAGTCAACAGATCCTGCACCCGTGCTGGACTGCCATCATCTAGCAAACCCTGTTGATAGAAGTCAATTTTTTCTCTCATACTGAAATCTCTAAATTATTTAAATTTAAAGAGGAACCTGAGATGCTCATCTTATTCTCCGTAAAGTAAGGGACTCAGGAACTGGTTCTGCAGCATTGGAGACGTCCTTGGCAACATCCGGAGTCCATAACGCCTTGCCAGATCATCCTGTGTCTGGGAGCGTTGCAGTGCCTCCAGTTGATCTGTCAGGAGGTCTGCCTGTGGACCTCTGGACATCAACTGTCGACCCATTGCTGCCTTGGTCCGTTGTCCCTGTTCGAAGTCAAGTTGATCCTGCAGTCGTCTTGCTACATTGGCACCCTCGTTGACTGCCGTGATTGCTCCACCAGAGGGGTCGGTTGCCACTCTTGCAGCTACATCAAAAGAGTTTGGTGCCATGCCTCTCTCAGATACCTTTAAGGGTGCCGTTGGAGATCCGGAACGTGGTCCAAGGAAGGTCGCACTGGCAAACGCTTCCTCTACCCCTACCCTTCCCATCAGGTCATCGACTGCTTCGTTACTGCTGACAGATCTGAGCTTCTGAACCAGTGTGTCGTTACGGAACTCTTTGGCGAGGTCTGCACTCTTGGCAGTAGTTCTGGAATACTTGTCGAGTAACGCCTGGACCATCCCAGAACGGTAGGCGAGTTTCTTCTCACCTTTGAGTTTGTTGTACTTATTGGCAACCTTCTGAGGAGTCATCTTTGAACTCATCAGGTCAGAAAGTCCTTCCTCAAAAGGTTCTACCAGTGAACCTCTGGAGTATAGCTGTCGAGCAATCTGGTACTCCTTGACCAACCCTCCAGCTTCTGTCAGTGCATCATCCGTAATCTGATTGAGTAGGGTTGACCTTCTCAGCATCTGACCTTTTTGATTCGCTCTCTGGTCAATCTTCATCTGATCCCGAAACGCTTTTTGCGTTGCATCTAACTGATCTACCGTTAAAGGAGTCCTCAGTTGATCAGGAACTGGAGTCTGACGGTCAGCAGGACGCATCATGTTCTCCAGATCTAATGCTTCTCTTGCTTCTCCGTATGCCCTTTGTGTATATGGCAGATTCACAAACCGTTGGATGTTTGGACCATCCACGGGTTGTGTGCCCTGCTGCTGGTAGAACTGCTTTGCCAGACGTCGAGTCTCATCTTGGATACCCGTAACGTCTGCCTCGTCGTAGGTTCTCCCCATTGTCTGCCCAATGTCTCCCTCAAATCGTTGCTGAACATTGGGAGTGAGTTGGCGTTGTCCAATCGTGTTTCCGTATAACGTAGACCCTTCTCCCATTGCCAGTGATGCTTTGGCATCAAAGTCAATTGGGTTGCCGATACGTTGAGTCATCGTCTCTGGGTTGATGTTCATCCGATCATAGAAGGTCGCAATGTCTCCCTTGTTCATGCCTTGGAGTCGTTGCTGCACAAAGCGCAACTCCTCCGGAGTAATGTTGCCTTCTTCCAATCTCTTCAAGATCCTGTCGAGTGCCCCTCTCTCATCATCAGGCATCCCTCTCATTGGCGCAGAGACACTTGGCGGAATCCTACCCCCTGATCCACCAGAGAAGGCATCCTGCACAGATCTGAGCTTTGGAGCAGCATATCCTGCGACTGCCTGACCGACCTTGCCTCCCACTCCGCCAAGACCAACTCCCAAAGCAGTGTCCGTTCCTAGTCTCTCCACATCCAACCCTTGTGTCTGTCCCTGCAGACTCAGCGGGTTGTCTGGTGTAATGATGTTCTCAGCAGTGCCCAGATTGTAGGCAGCAGCATCCACTCCTCCTTGCACGGCACCAGAGATAATAGGAGACTTGGCAACGCCCGCCAGTCTCCCTGTCTTTCCTACTCCCAGACCTTGAACCCCTCTTGCTGCAAGAGATCCAGGGTTTAGTAAATTGCTTAGTACCTTGCTACCGTACTGAACTGCCTGACCCCCTCTTGCAATTCCGCCAGCAGGAGTGAGTGCAGAAGCAACTCCTCCTGCTAACTCTAATCCAAGAGCAGCATTGGGGTTCTCCTGTGCAAACTGATCTTGCTCCTGGCGGATGATGTCCAAGGCAACATCATACGGCAGATCACCCATTGAGAGCATGTATCGGACTCCTGCCTCTGCCTCATCACTGAACCCAAGGGTCGCTCCCTGCAAAAATGCTCTGGTTCCATCAAGGAGAGTCTTGCCAAGGGTCGGGTTCTTCCGACCCGCAACACTCTCTTCTAGTGCTACCTGTGACGCAATCACCTGATCCAAGTCCTTAAACGCACCCTTGGTTGCTTTCTTTACGAAGGAGTCAATCTCCTTGGAGGTCAGCTTCTTCCTTCGTTTCTCTTTTTCCTGCTTCAAGACCGTCAGGTCTCTCAGCACACTCTGAATCAGGGAATTGTCCATTAGTCCTCTTGCAGTGCTTTGAGTTCATCAGAGAGGGCACCTCCATCATAATTCATGGAGTCCTGTTGTGCTGGAGCAAGTTGTATCGGGTCAAAACGTAGCGGGGTAAACCCTGCATCCAAATATTCTTGCATCGGGTCGATGTTGTAGCGACTCGTCACAGGTTTCACGTTATCCATGAGGTTGCGCTTCGTGGTGTTGAACGATGCCATGAACGACTCAATCGTGTTGAAGTTGTTCCGGATGTTCATCTCTGTTGGATCAGCAACCACAGACTTCATGATCTGCTCATCATTCCCTGTCAGCACCCCAAGGTTATACCCTCCTTCATTTTTTAACGTTAAAAGAAGATCATAGTAGTCCGACATGATCTCCTTCGTTTGCGGGTCGTTTTTCAGTAGTCGCTCCATGAAGTTCGGCACCCCATACTCTTCTAGTTTGTTCTGCAGGTTCTGGATCTTGTTGATACCAACATATGCCTGATCAATCTTCTCCCGTTGCGAAGATCTCATTCCCTCAAAGCGGACAAAGCGACCTGTGTCGGTCTTCCTCTGCCCTGGTCCTGCCAGATCAATCTTTGTGATGATCCCTTCCGGAACCGGATACTGAGGTTTCTCGTACTCTGTCCATTCGCCATTTGGCGAGGATGTGGTCTTCAGTGTCCTCATGTAGTCAAGGAAGTTCTGACGATACAACGGGGAGTTAAGAACCTCCTCGTTGATCGTCCTCTCTCCGGTCTCTGGATCTACGTTATAGACACTCTCCAGTACAGCACCTCTACGTTCCCCTTCAGTGGGAGTCGGTTCCTTTGGTGGTTTCTTGGAATCATAGACATCGTCTTTGTACTTGCCATAACGAGTGATCAGGTCTTCATCTGGCAACGCACGAAGTTCTGCCTCTGTATAATCCCCTTCAAGAGTCATCACGTTGATGATGTCATTACGGTCTAGGGTTGCGTTCTCCTTCCCTCTTTCCAGGATCTGAGACTCGTAGTTGCGGACCAAGGCATCTGCCTGGTTGATCAAAGACTCCTTGTACTTCTGATCCATTCTCATCTGAGAACGCTTAAACTCCTCATCTAACTTATCCTTCTCTGCCTGAGTCAGTCGTTGCTTGGTTGATCCGTATCCTTGCAGGTATCCAGCAAGTCCTCCTGCCAGTGCCTGATTCAGCGACACCTTAGAAGGGTCTGTGCTGTACCTTGGTTGCGCCAGCATCCCAAGTCCAGCTTGGATCAGACCCATCCGTTGCGGGTCATCGTAGAAATTGGTGTCGAAGTCGAGGAGACCGGAGGGGAGCGAGAACCCACTCGCTTCCCCTTCCGGTTGTTCGGTGAGTAGACTTGCTGGAGAGGAGTTGCGAGTCGTCCCACCGTAATCAAAGGGTCGTTGTTGTGGTTGTCCAGGATTTCTTGCTGCCTGTTGAGGAGGCATTGGAGGTTTAATCAAACTCTCTGAGTAATCAACAGGGACTTCTGTTCTTGGGGGTTGCGGCAACGATGGGCGCAAACTGGTCAATGGGTCGTAGGGTCTCTTCTTCAGCGATACCGGAGTCCCTGCCTTCGACAGACTGCTCATGTTCCTGGTCGTCTGCCCAACCTGACTTTTGATTAACTGGTCAGGGGTCATCTGACTTTGTGTTGGGAACAGTCTCTCCATTGGGCGATTTACATCATCCATTCTCTTGGAATTCTGAATCAGAAAATCCAGAGCAGAAGGCATTGCAGAGACATACGAAGAGTAGGGATACGCAAGGTTGTCGAGATGTGCCTGATGGATTCGACCCGTGACAGGGTCTCTTAATGGATACATCCCTTCGTCATACTCAGGGAAGTAGGGCATCCCTGATCTGGTTCCAAATGCCATGAGTTACTCCTTATCTATAGGGATCATACAGTAGACTGAGCAATGCTGCACCACCAGCAGCATAGGGGTTTTGTGTCATCCCATACGCACTGAATCCTGCTCCTGCTGCTCCAAGGAGGGGGTTGCTCTGATACCGTGGTTGAGTGGTCTGGACAATTGATCCGGTAGCTGGAGAAATGGCAGCATTTCTGAGGTCAATCTGTCTGCCAGGGTAGTCCAACTCCCGATTGAATTCGGAGTAAATGAAATCAAGATCCTGCTGATCTCTTCCCGACTGTCCTGCTCCTGCTGCCAGCATGTCTGCCAGTCGTTGACGTTCATCTGCTATCGACATCTGTTGCAGGTTCCCCAGAGCATTAGCACCCTGCAGGTTGAGGGCACCAGCACCCTGCCTAAACTGTTCTGCCAGTCTCGCCTGTTCTACGCCCAACTGATTCCCTTGCATCTGGAGTTGGTTCTGGAAACCCATTGCATCCCGATCAGACTGCGCTCCAAGTGTCTGCGCTGCCAATCCACCTTGCGAAATTAGTCCACGAACATTCTGCAGATCTTGAGCTGTTAAATTCTGACCCTGCAGGTTCCCCTGACTAGCATACCCCCTGACACTCTGTAGATCTTGGGCAGTCAACCCTAGTCTCTGCAGTTGTTCCTGTTGCGCCAAATCTGCTGCCTTCTGGAACCCCTGAGAACGTAATTGTCCAACTGCTGCTGCCGTTCTGTCTGCAAAGTTCCTTGCATTTTCAGAACGCATCAATGCCTCTCTGGAACCTCCGAATGCCCCTTGTTTTGCAGCATTGCTGGAAATGTCCATGTCCGTTATGCGACGTGCACGGTCTAGGTCTTTGATCGTTTGATCGACGACTTGGGAAGTATATGGGTTTTCGAACTGTGACAGATTCTGTTGGAAAGATCGTTGACCTTGGTAATTGATTGGTCCCTGCAGATTCCTGTTTGCATTCTCATAGTTCGATGACGTTAGTCCTGCATTCACATTACTATATGTGTTTGCTCTTGGGCCACTGATGTCGATGGCAGCAGGAGTAAACCTTGAACCGTAGTTTGCGACTTGTTGGGCAGAGGAGATTGCAGAGGCGAAAGGGTCTGTCCCTGATGGGCCGAATCGATCAGCATAACGTCCTGCCATTAAACTTTCGCCTGTCAACGTGTTTGCGTTTGGTGCCGCAAAACGTTGACGGTCGTATGCTTGGAACGGGGTCATCTTCGACGCATCAAACTCGTATGTTGGTTCTGATGCCGTCTCTACTCCGGTGTTCCCAGAAGTGTTGCTGGAAGAACTGTCAGAGGAACTGCTGGTATTATCATTATTGTCTGAGTCTCCAGAACCCCAGATCCAAGAATCGTCACTACTGAATTCAAGACCACCATCTATTGCGGGAGGACTTGTGATGTCATACCCTGAGTCAGATTCATCATACCCATCACTGTAGGAGGATGGGTCTGTAAATGATCCATCATAGGTGTCAGACTCATAATAGTTGTCAGTCCCTTGATCTGAATAAGTATAGTCTCCAGATCCATACCCATCACTGTAGCTATAACCCGTACTCCTGCCCATCCCTCGACTGGTCGTATTTTTCCGATCATCGACAAACCCTGGAGAATTGGGATTTTCGATTAGTCCTGTCCCAGGTTGGAAACTATTCGACCCCATGTTCTGCAATGCCCTGCCAGAGACTCCACCAAACATTCCTCCACCAAATAAATTTCCTGTTATCCCCGCACCTGGTTCGGGCATGGGTTGGACAGGCATCGGATTCAACCCAAACTGCCCCACCTGAGAATTGGGTTGACCTTCGGCATTGTAGCCACGAATCCCAGAATAATCCCGACCCAGTGTGCTGGGTCGATAATTTGGATTCATCGTGTACTGATTGCCCATGTTTAAAGTGTCCTGGGCATAGTTCATGGCCCAATCTGGAATGTTCTGTTGCGTTACGGTTTGATTTCCGCTCTGACCTGAGTTCATACGACCTCTTCCATGTAAAGAGTTGATTCTGATTTGATTCCAAGAATCTTAGACCAACCTTTTCGTCCAATTACCTGGAAATAGTCTGCATCCCGCTTGATCCCTAAATCCTTGCCAATCTTTAACAACTCCAGAACTTCTGCCATGACTCCTGCTGTGATGAAACAGTGATAGATCTTAGACTTTGGGGTTGCCAGCAACTCTGCTACGGCAATCGACTGTTGTCCAATCAAACAGTCGTAATTGCCGTCCCAGATCCCCTGCCAGATGTGTACGGGGTCATGGGTATCGATGTTCTTTTGCAGAACCCTCTTGACCTGATCCTGCAATCGAATGAATTCCTCAAAGGCAGTCTGTGCATCCTTGATCTCATCCGCTATTCCATTACGACAGTCATAGATCACAAAGACGTTGCCGATAGGGTTCCGGAATTGTCTACCGTGATCTTGTAACGTGTTCCGTTTGGCGACACGATGATCAAACGCTGAGTGGAGTTCAGTTCCACATCAGCGTTTCGTTGATACGTTAACGAAAGCGTATTGTTGATCTGTTGTAATATGGTCGAGAAAAACCCCTGTCGATACTCTTGAGGGGGGGTTGCCAGAATCATCGTCTCCCCCCAACATGCGTCTCAAACCGTGTATTCCCTACGGTCCAGTCCTGAGTCAGATTGCCATAGACCTTGTAACGGACCTGACGACCCTGCAATCGGACATCGATCTCTCCATCTGTTTCTAGTGGGTAGTTTGTACTTTCGGTCTCTGTTGCGTCTCCAGAGGCAGAAGTAAAAAACTTAAAGGAGATTGCCCCCGCTGCCTGTTGATCTGAATCTGAAAACACCTTGCTGATTCTGCTGTAGCGTTCTCCCATCATCACATCAATGGCACCAGTCTCTGCTTCTGCAACATCTGTCTGTGATGGGTTTGTAATTTCATGGGCATAGATCGTATTGTCTGAGGGATCGACTGCAATCGGGGAGGTGAGTACCCCCCTGTCAATCCAACAGTTCCTTGCTATGCCTGACGGCAGCGAGTCGTACCAGACGTTTTCTCTATAATTCCAAACGACATAGTAACTACATTGCCCTGCTGTGCCATTCACTGAAGGGCAAAACCACCAGACCTCTCCGAATTCTGCATTTCCTCCAGAGTAGATCAGTCCTTCTTGAGACCAATCGACCGTCCTCAAAACTCTGTCTTGAATAGGGCAATCACTCACAGGTCGGGCATACCCATCGAAAGTCCAGAACCCTCCTCTGTTCAGCCATGTCGTCACTTCTGTGCTGCTATAGACCGAATAAGGAGAAACGACTCCAGCAGAGTCTGCTAACTTCTGAACACCAAAGAATAAGGGTGCCCCCGTGTAGGTGAGTAAATGCAGATCCTGGTCAGTCCAGATTGCCGTACCTTGAGGAACCCGTCTTGCTGTCACGATATATCCAGAGGTTTGCAGTGACAAATCCCCCGCACTATTCGTTGCAGCAGGACTCCAGACGTCAACCGTTTCTTGAGAACTCCATTTAATCTGTCGAGCATCTCCGTCTGCACCTAACGCTAGAACATGCCGCTCTGGCGTCACCAGAACTGCCACTGCAGTCGGAGCAGTCTCCGTGAAACTGTTTGCCGTTGTGATCTCCTTTGCAGCAATTGAGAGGTCACTCACATCCAGATAAAATAGGGCTTTATCCCCTGAGTGCGTACCAATGAGGTCTTCCCCGAATGAGTCCAGGCTCCAGTGTGCTTTCTTGGAGAACGAGGCAGAACCTGGGCCACTGTAGGAGTACCCAAAATCTACGTCTGAACCGTAGAACCAAGTCCCATATCCTGGTCTGAATTCAGAATCTCCCGTTGCCTGATAACCAGTAGGAGTCACATCGTACAACCTTTGTCGGGATAAGGTCGGTGTCACCGTGACGGTGATGTTCGTGGCCGTGGCAGTTGCATTGTTGGAGAGAGTGAGCGTGTTGGTGCTGACTGCCGTGATGCTCGTTGCATCGGGAATCCCTGCGCCAGTAATGATGTCTCCCACCTCAAAATTGGTCCCGTCATCCACCGTCACTTGATCGCTGCCAGATGTTGTGTCGGCAGTCGAGTCGGTGAATGTTGCAGGGGAAGAAACCTCAAAGGCATACAGTTTCCCAAAATTTGGCGATCCAGATCCTGCCGTCCCAAGTGCCAGCAGTCCAACTCCAGAGTTATTCCTCCATTGCAGATGCCCCCTAACTGCTGAGTCGAGAGTTTCACTGTGCCGAGACAGAGGGAAAGTGGACCATCCTCCAATCGGTCTAAGTCGCCCATCTCTGAATCGGATCAGGTTCCCCTTGAGGTATCTTTGCTTGATCTCTCTTGGAGTTCCGTCAACAAAACCAGGAGGGATCTGAACCTCTTGCAGTCGTTTAGGCATTTTGATCCTTCTGCTTTTTACGCCATGATCGAAACATTTTGATTCCAACAACTAGGACAGCAGGTCCACCTAGTGCCGTTGTCAGTCCCTCTGCCAGTCCTGGAGTCTCCAGTACGATGTCTACAACTCCCCAGAGGGAGTTATCTACTGGCGTTGCTTGTTCAACAACAACTTCTGTGACTTTTTCGGTCAGAGAGTCGGTCAAGAGATTCGTTAAAAGATCGTCCATCAGTAGCTATAAATGATTGGGTCGTCTCTGTCGTCGAGGTGGATGAACCTTTTGGCATAGCTTCCCTTTTGCTGGATTCCACACGTTAGGCCCATCTCCATCGCAATAGCGACCAGTTTGTGAGCCATGTGTCCACTGACATGGACATCAATGGCTCTGCCCTTCGCATGGTATCCAGGGGCTTCCTTGACTCGCTCAATGGGGTGACGAGTCGGGTGTCGATACCCGCTCGTCACAAACATCGGTGATCCATACTTCTCTCGTAGTGCAATGAGTTTTTGCATAAACGCTTCATTCATCTTGCACTCTCCACTTACGGAGCATTTGAGTTCCTTCTCCGAAAAATACTTATAGTCCACATCAACCTTTATCGTTATGGAGCATCACCTTTAGCTCATTGATTGAGATATGTAGATCCTGCAGTACCTTTGCCGTCTCCTGCATTACGGTCATTAGGCTTTGATAGGAACTCTTTTGAAGTTCCAGAATTCTCATATCTGCCTCCGTGTCTTTACTAACCCACATATCCCTCTCTTTATAAGCCTCCTGCCTTAACTGCTCTCTCTCTAAACGATAACTCTCCCGTTCCGTTTGAAATGATTTCTGGAGATGCCAGATGTAAACGAAACAGGCAGCGAGACTGCCAAGTGTTCCTCCTAGGTCTGATAAGAGTTGTGCTAATTCTGGCATTGCTCGGCCTTGGTTAGTCGGTTGGAGGTGTGGGCCACGTTATGCCCGTTAGGTTTCCGTTCTCATCCAATGCAGGAGTTGAGTTTGCTGGTAGATCTCGAAGTGCTTGGCAATAGTCAACCCATGCTTGGGATGGGGTTAAGTCACTGCGAAAACGCCAATCGGTTTGTGCTAGAAGTCGGTTGCGTTGTTCTCGGAGTAAGCGTAGTGGTTCGGCTGATTCTAACTCTGCTTTTTTTACGATAACATCATCAAAAGTAAACGCTAACGTTGAATCGTCTTCTAGCCTGACTCCAGATAGATCCGTATCAGCATCCCCCTGAATTATAATTCCGGTATTTGGGTGATGGATTTTTGCTAGCTCAAAAACTGCAACAACATTAGTAATCATTTGAATTCCATCCAAGTCATAAAGGTTTCTTCCAAAGTGTTATTGCCGTAAATTGACCACGAAACAGAAGTGCTCGCACTAATGTTTTTTATAGCACAAGTGGCAGTTATTACGTCAGTAGTAGAGGTAGTGACTAAAGGTAATGTGATTGATTGATGGAAAGCTAACAAAGCACCCGATTCACCATAATCGTAACCGCCAATGTTTACCTCCTCAGCATTATTTATAGAAACCGTAGTAATTCCCGAACCACTTAAAGTGATTTTTAAACTTTTTCTACTTTCACCCCCTGTTTGATTATATCCTAAACCCTTAAAAGTTAAAATACCCAATACTTTAGAACCAGCAAATAGTGGCGTATATGTGGGCGTAAAAAATGAGGTTAAGGTGGTTGAATTCGTTACAGTTGTATCTGCACTCTTTGCAACAGTAGTAATATTTCTGACTGTTAAGCCAGATGATGCCATAGCAACATCACCTCCTAACGTAACGCCACCCACAGTGCCACCAGTGATCGAAACACTGTTTGCCGCTTGTGTAGCCATTGAACCCAGACCCAGATTCGTCCGGTTCGTTGCACTATCGACATTGGCAACCGTAACGGTCCCACCGGATTCCGTAGCGAACGTAGTCCCACCTATTTGTATTTCACCTGCCATCTAACCTCTAACGTGAAGGGTTCCGGTTGTGTTAATAGTACCTGTGGTGTTTAAGAGCCCATCAAGGACCAGCAGTTTGCCTGCGATTGTCACCGTGTTTGAAAATGATACGGGGCCAACATAAAATCTGTGATTCCCTGAACTAATCGTTTCTGCAGTGGTGACTGAATTTGCGTGTTCTAGGTCTGACAACCCACCACCTCCCGACTCATCTGCGAATTCCAGAGCAGTCGCCCCAGTGTTGACCTTTAGCACTTGTCCTGCAGTTCCAATCGTAGTCAGTCCAGTACCTCCGTTTGCCGTTCCAAGGGTCCCAGAAACATCTGTTGTTAAAACAATCGGACCAAGTGTAATTGTCTGAGAAGACAGACTGAGGTAATCGTGAGAAGTGGTGACTAAACTGACCGGAGTCGAATTGTCTGTTCCCGATACATCCACACCTAATGTATTCCTAGCTGCTGCAGCGTCAGCGTCATCAACCAAAGTCGCACCAAATGCACTGATCCCGTGGACTTCCGTAAGTGCTGCGTGTGTACTGACAGAACCTGCTGATTCAAAAGCACTGGTGTCACTCGTGGCTGCGCTTCCAAGACCTAACGTTGTCCGCTGTGCTGCAGCATCCACATCGTCTAGTAATGCTCGTCCAGCAGTTGTCAGAGTAGCGACTGCATAGGTGTCCGCAGCAGTCGTGTAGATCATTTTGTCTGCGGCAGTCGTGAGTCCTGCGATGCTGGTTAGCCCAGCATCAGAGGTTTGATAACTGCCAAAGTCGGAGATTTGGGATTCTGTGATGGAAAGTGCAGCTTGATGCTGAGTGACTGATGATTGGGTGATGTTTGCGTCTGGGACATTCGCCCAAGTCACGGCAGCAGATAGATCATTCGTTTCTGCAGTGAGGTATCCAGAATCATTGGTCCACTGACTGATGGCCCCTGATTTGTTCGCGAGGGTATTTGTACTGCTGGCTGTGATGTACGACCCCAGATCGCTGATCTGCGATTCCGTAATCGTGGACTGTGTGGCAAGAGACCCCAACCCCAGATGTGTGGAAAGGGTGGTTGAGTTGATCCCTAGAGCAATCGTTCCAGACGTGGTTACGGGAGACCCAGAATCGATCTCGATTCCATCTGAACCACTGACCGAAACACTAGTGACGGTCCCAGAACCGGAGACTGTTTGGAACTCCAACCCATCGGCAGTTGCATTCACTGCCAGCACCTGATTTGCAGTTCCAAGTGCTGCCAGTCCAGTTCCCCCAGATTCCACAGGTAAAGTACCTGTCACATCTGCAGTCAGATCGACATCCCCAACGGTGATCGCCTGCCCAGAGATGGTCAGGTAATCGTTCCCCGTTAAGCTGACATCGTCTCCGACTGAATCTGCGACCGTTTTAAGTGTTGAGTCGAGGGAGGTCCAGTTGGCATTCAGTTGGTTGCCCCACTGATCCGTGTCTCCACCTACTTCGGGGAGAGTAAAACTATAGTTCGTCGTCGAGGTAGCCATCAACAAGCACTCGTATCAGGTTCTGGAAGAGTCAGAGTGTAGGTTTTACAAGTCAAATAGTAATCATAGACTGTGATCGGAGTGTTCGGCAGTCCGTCATCGGGGTAGTCCACCTGAAAGGGTCCTGACCCAGTCCAGGCACTGGATAACTGAATGGCGATTGTGGGTATCAGATTTCCTCGAAAATCAGTAGAACTGCCATTGGAGATGCTCACTGTCGTCCCGGGCGTAATTGTCCCATTTGTAATCGATGCCACAACTACCGTGGTTCCAATATCGGTAAGGGTGTAACTCGTTAGACTAGGCAGAGTTAAAATCATCGATGTTCCCCTAACTCCTCCCGTGCCAGCAGGAGTGCTTCCTCCTCCTGCTGCCAAGGCCGAATACGTGCCACTGGCAACTGAACTGCTGGTTAGGGCAAATCCAAGGGTGGAGGTCGATGTTAAAGACCAGGTGATGTAATCCTCATAATTCAGAATTCTATCTGAATAGTGGTTAGCGATGCAGATTTCCTGCTCTGCTGTAGCGACCAGAGTGTCCAGACTGTCGAGTTTCCCATTGAGGAAATTGGCAAAGGTCGCAAAATCTCCTCCGTCAAAGAATGTGTTGATCTCGCTTGCTGTCTCAGGGGGGGAGAGCCCCAGTGCAGTTAATTCTGTATTGTAAGCAGGCCAAGTCGAGACGGTGCTGTAATCCCCTGAGTAGGGATCTGGCAAAATCCCGTCAATGTCCTCATTGATTTGTGCCAAGGTGGAACTGTCTCCGACTCCTGCTGCATTGATCCGATCACTCAAGTTCTTGAGCTTGGTTTCCAGTGCCTGAAAATAGGTGTTGATGATTGTCCCATAGGTGCTGTTATCCTGATTCAGACTCGGCAACTCCAGGTCAGTATAGATTGATGAATTAAACGGCATACTTAGGTTGTCGCTGCAGTGTAGGCTGATTGAGCAGTGGTCTTTGCAGTCCTAGCATCATCTGCCACAGATCCGGTTGTCCCGACTGCTCCCACGGTAGTTTCTAGTGCAGAGACTCGACTCGTCAGACTCGTCAGTGTGGTGTTTAAGGATTTGTTACTCACACTGAGAGCCGTGCTGGCATTTGTCGATGCCTGGGTCAGGTTATATGCAAGGGAAGGCGTGGCACTGTCATCCGCAGCACCCAGCACCTGATCCACATCGTATGTCTTTTGCTCAAGTACCGTGAAGGCTGAGTTCAAGGTGGAACCCCAGGTGTTTTTGTTTCCTCCTACCGTTGGCAGCGTGATGCTGTAATTTGTCGTTATTGGCATCTAAACCTGTTTAAAAATCGTCCAAGATTCTGCAGTTGTGTCGGTTCGTTTTGTCCAAGTTTCTGCAGTGCTATCGGGTTGGGTAGTCCAAGATTCTACAGTGGCGTCCGTACCTGCTGTCCACGATTCCGCAATCAGATCCGTTTGTTTGGCCCATGTTCCCAATGAACTATCTGGTTGTGAAGAAAACTCTGATCCTCTGACGTATGGTCCTACCCCAAATTTTCCTAACCCAAATTTGAGGTAGCTCATCCAAATGCTTCAAAGTAGAAATTGTGTCGAGACCCCTTGTTTCGTCTGCGATCATCACTCGCCTGGATCTCTGCCAACGCCCGATCTGCCAAGGACTGCCAGATAGGGAGACGTTCATCTTCTCCTAAATATGGTCCTGCTTGCATCAGCGCATAATAAAGATAAGCGTCACTGTGAGAAGAGATTAGCCAATTCGTTGTCGTTGAATCGGATAACGATGGAATCGTGGCGTAATAGTACATCTCATAAGAAATGCTTTGAGCAGGAACAGGAAAGATTCTGGTTGATTGAGAATACAAATAATAACGAGGATATGCGTCTGGGAGGGAAGCCAAGAAGTTCGAATCGTTGACCTCATTGATCTGGTGGGTACTGATTTCGATCAGTTCTCTCTCCACAGGAGAGGTCATCCGCAAGTGCGACATTTCCAAGAAATCTGTTGGCATCGTCAGGTAGCTGTCGCTACTGGTTAACGTAGCACGGGTGTACTGGTCCGTTGTCCTCAGTTGTCGGTTCAAGCGGTTCTCTGCCAGAGAAATAAACGTTGGAATGACACTGGTCAGATCACTACGGTTAAGCCAATCCGCTATGTTGCTTTTCAGTTCAGAGTAAGTCATACCCGACCCTCGTAGACACGGAATGGTTTGTTATTAAAATCATTTAGCCATGCCTTGAGCTTCTTCTTGTCTTTTGTAATTCCTGCCATCTCCAACTGATCCCACAAAACTCTAGGAATCTCTGCAACATGCTTCATTCCAGATGCTTTGTCTGCAAAGGAATGCTGTTGGTTTTCTCGCAGGACTTTTGCCAATTGTAGAGTTGGCTCAATGTCCTGCGATACCTTATGGTGGATAATCAGGTTATTAACGCCCTCCTCAAAATACAGTTCGGAGAGTAAGTTTCCTCTGTGATCCAGTATCTGTTTGAGCATCAATAACCCTATCCGTTAAGAAGTGGTTAAGTCGAAGATTCCACCCAATCCAGCTTCTTCGGTTACTTCTAGTCCAAATTCACATCGGACGACTGCTGTTTCTTCGTCTCCAATTTTTCCAAGACGTTCTGTCTCAAAATTTCGAAGATAAACTACCTTGCACATCGAATCGTCGACGAGATAGGCATCCCGCTCCCGCATAAACCGATTTGGCTTCACGGCTAAATCTCCAAAATCCGTAGCAAAAACAGACACATTGGCTCCTGCCCGATTACTGTCAATCAGTTCTCTGGCAATTCCTCGACCTGTCAACGTGGAGACAACGGTTTTGTTAAATGGACCAACCATCAACATATCCGGTTCGCCACCGTTGGAGAAACAACTCTGAGCAACTGTATTGATCAGTAATGCTGTTAGGGCACGTTGTGCAGAGGAGTCAGTCCGTGCAGTAGAGCCAACGGTAACAGGGTCCGCACCCGATGTTGCATCAAAGCTAGTGTTGGTCGTTAGCCAAGCACCTATTGTTGCCGTGGTTCGTGCTGTTCCAGAAGCACCATTGTTTCGTGCCTGATTGCTGGTTAAGACTGCCTCCATGGAACGTTTGAGTTCCTTGGATTTCTTGGTCAACTGGTATGCTAGTTGACCTTCAGATTTCCCATAAATGGCGATCCGTGCCTGAGTGCCTGACACACTGGCGTTTCTGCTCATGATCTGGCAGATGTTACTCAGACGAGTGGCGTGAGTGATGGCAACACGGGTCGTCTGATCCGCTTCGACATCTGCTGTCGTTGAGGTCGCTGCAAGATCGTCCGTTAACCACTCGAAAATAGTGTTGTTGGTGTCCCTGGTGCCAATTGCTGACAGAAAGGGGGTCTCTGTAGGCGAAATATTCATGATGAGCTTCGCTACATCAGGCATTGCCTCGTCTGCAGAGGATGCATAAACCTTTTTATCTCCCATGTCATAAGACTGGGAGGTTCCGCTAATGACTGCCATTTCAGTCTCCTAATTTAATTTCCTAAAAGAGCAGCAAATGCTGCTGTTGCGTCTGCTGTAGATCCTGACTTCTCCAGACGACCCATTGCTTTGTTGAAGTTGGTCTGCCGTCGAGTTGTTGGACCCTGTGGAGATCGACCACGAACCCGTGCTGTTTTCACAGTGGGTTCTTGCGACTCCTTGAGTGCTTGCTTGCCTTGTGACAACGATTTATTGGCACTGTAGGCATCATATAAAATTCGAACTAATCGGTGATCATAGGCGCTTTGCAAATCGGCATCGGTCAACCCGTAATACGATTTGGCAAAATCCCTGATCTCACTCTTCTCTTTCTTTGCCACCTCCGGATTTCTCCAGGAGGGGATAACTTCGTTGAGTAACTCTCTCTCCTTCGAGAGAGTTTCGTTAAACTGCTGCTGTTGGATGTACTGTTGCTCTTGCTTGACTGCTTCAAGTTGTGCTGATCGTTGTGCCCTGATGTTGGCACGGTCTTGTGCTAATTGACGTTGTTTGAGCCACTCCACTGGATCAGCATGTTGCAGTCGTTCCCAATCGATCTCCGGTTCCGGTATCGACGGCTCCTGCTGTAGCTGATAAGCAAAGGTATTTAGAGCATTAACCCGTTGGGCATAGTCCTGCTGTAAGGATTCTAACTCCTTACGTTGTGCTGATAACGCCTGAGTCTTTCTGGTATAGTCTGCATTTCTGCTATACCCCTGCTGTAGCTCACTGAGCGGCACCTCCACTTCTTCCCCGTCGATCTTAACGACATAGAGAGGTTCCTGCTCCTCCTCTACTTCTTCTTCGACTTCTTCTTCTTGTACATCTTCCTCTAATTGCTGTTGAGGAGTCTCCTCCTCTGGTTCTGGAGCAGATTCTTCTGGTTTTGGAATTGGGTTCCCAGAGAGTAATGCCTCAAATCCCTCTACGGTTGCCTGTTCAGTTGCCCGTGCTTCCTCACTCATTCAGACCTCTTTCGACTGCTTTGTTTTGCTTGCTGAATCCCTCGTTGCGTCTGAGTATTTAGCAACTGTTTGAGTGATGTCAGTGCCTCCAGCATGTACCATTGCCGTTCTCTCTGCTCTGTCGTTTCTGCCTGTTTCCAGAGACCAACATAAAAGGCTTCCAGTTCCTCAAAGGCTTTCTGGACACTTTCATTGGCAAGTACCCGCTTTGCCTCTTCTCCTAGTCGAATCTTATCCACTATATCCTTTCTTGCGGCACCTACCCAATTTCATGCAGATTTGTGGGGTTGGGCAACCAATACATGGTTTAAAACGTCCACCTATCTTGTTAGGCATTCGGCACCTGTTGTTGTTGTTGATAAAGTTGCTCTTGGACACTCATGTCCATTCGCTCTAGTTCACGGTTACGATTGACTGCCTGGACTAGGGGTCTAGCATCAATCTGAGTGTTGTACTTCAGTTGAAGTTCCTGGATGTCGAGGAAAGTCTTAGCCTCAAACTTGTCTCTCTCCAAGTCATCCTTCCGCCTCATTTCTTCCGCCTTCTGTTGCATCTCAAACTGAGTCTTCTGGATCTCACTCTGAGCCAAGATCTCTTCCGGAGACGGTTTGGGTTGCTGTTGCTGTTGTGCCTGTTGCATCTGCTGCTGCAGCATCTGCTGCATCTCCTCCGGAGATCTCAGGTATCGTGAACCATCAACCAACCCCTGCTCCTGGAGCAAACGCTGAAGGGTCTGATAGTAGTTCTCAACACTACAGATTGGGTTCATTGGGCCAAACTGAGAAATGATCTGCTCCTGCTTGGCAAGCAAAGCGAGAAGCGTTTGTGTGCGCTTCTCGTTGTTGCTGTCTAAGGAGAGAGAGATTCGGACGTCATAGTCCGAAAAGGTCGAGGGATCGACTGGAATGTACTGACCCCGTAACCTCATCAAGATGGGTTCGGCAGTCATGTACGTTAGGGCAAGGTTGAGTAGTTTTTTGTAGAGGGGTTTGAATCCAGATTCAGCAACATTTCTGGCAACCAATTCCAAACGGGACTGTGCAGCTTTCTGAGATGCTGCCAGTCCTACCGCACTGGTCGATTGCAAGTGTTCCAACTCCAGTCCCTGAGATGCTCGTCCAACGCCAACCCGTTCCTCCTTGATCTGATCAAGGTACTGAATCAGTGGGAATGCCTGTTGACCAACGAAAGGCATGGTGAGCATTTGCAGAGCCTTGGAAACATCTCCACGGACATTGATCAGAGATCCGATCTTGTCCTGACTGAGTTGATCCCAATCAATGTAGTTCTCATTGAACATAATGCGAGGACGAGTCGACAGAGATAGACTGTCGAGGACGTTCCGCATGACGGCACTCTTGACCCGCTGAATGTCCTGCAGAGCATCGTAAACAGATAACCCCTCCCAGGTATGGGGTCGGGCATCGTAACGGATCAGCAGGAAAGGAGTGTCGGTAACAACCTCGTTGGAAAGCACTTCGTGAGCAGAGCCAATTGTACAGATCCTTCTTAGTTCTCTGACTCCGTCTCCGTCTTGGTCGACTCGACAGAAGCATTCGGCATAATGGACGAATCGTCCTGCTGGATCGGAGGAAGTGTCCTCGTCCTCTTTCCAAGCAGGGTGACGTAACAACCACTCAGAATTGTTTCTGACATGGTCTTTCGTTCCTCCAAATTCGACGACTTCTTCGTAATCATAACCCAATTCCACGAGATCTGAGACTCTGAGCAGCATCCTGTGAGATACGATAGTTGCATCCTCGACACTTTTGGCTGTTCGGTTGATCAAAAACTCCTCACCAGGGAGACACTCCATCTTGATCTGACCATTCGGAGTCTTCCTTGTCAGATGGACATCGATCAACCCTGTCTCTTCATCGGTTTCGCTACTCGTTACCTCGTACCCCTCTTGCAGAAACAAGTTGATCTGCATCTCGTTGAGTCCGGAAAGTCTGCGACTTTCGACGTTATAGGTCTTGTCGTAGTAGATCTTCAGAATGCCTGTGCCACTAATCAGCATGTCCTTGATGGCATCCCCGAAAACCCCATAGGCATCAGACTGCTCCAAAAACCAGTTAGCTAGGTCTGTTGCCTGTTTCGCAGGTTGGACATCCTCCGGTCCTCTGGGCACGAACTCACAAATCTGCTCTCCAGAGAAGAAAACCCGCATGAGCGAAGGAACCATCGAATTCACGGCATCAAAGACGTCCCTGCTGACCACTTGGGATCGACCCTTCTCCTCATAGGGAGAAACATCAGACTCGCTAAACGGTTTCCCAAGAAAGAACCGTTGAGCGACAACTCTGCGGTTGCTCACATCGTTGTCGATATAGTCTATCGCATCATCTAGTGTGGACTTCACCCATGCCTGGAGTTCTTCCTCCGTCATGGGTTCTAGGATTTCGTTACTCAAAAGAGAGTCCTGTTGATGGTTTATAAGTATGTTGACGCTATCAAAACGTTTTTTGATCTGTCAAAGTCAAACCACGTTCCCAACAAAGGGTTGGGCATATCCACCCCTGGCACGATACCTGCCATCTGGAAGAACCGAACTCTGGGCAAACGTTAAGGAAAAACTGTCTCCATAGTCCGGAGATGCCCCAATTCTCTTGCTCAACTCGTCCTTGCGCTCCACCGCAATCTTGCCATTGGGACGGTAGACGTACCGAATGGCAAGCAAGTCCCTCAATAACCCCTCCTCCTCCGGAATACTGACCTCGTCGTCAAACCACTCCTTTGCCTTGAAGTACAACTCTGCTCTGAGATTCGCATAGGTTTCTCCCAAGGCAGGAGACTCCGACACATTGACCCCCTTCGCAGGAACTCCCCAAGATCGCAGAATGTCTAAGCACCCTGCTCCAACACCTATATTATCCACCAACACCTCAGCGCAATCCGGTATACACCCCTCGTAGATGTCGAGGACTCTTCCTGCCAACTCGACCAAGTCCAACTTCTGATAACTGTAGATGCCCAGAATGCGTCTACCCTGTCGTACTGTGACTACACTATGGTCGGAACCATACCGTGCCGGATCAACCCCCATCACAATCGGGTAGTCGTCCGGAATGACGACCTCCCGATTGATGGCATCTGTCACCCTCTCTGCACTGAAGACCGTGTCGTCATCCTGACTTGGAAACTCCCCAATGACCCGCACTCTCCACTGATTGCTAGACTCCGGATACTTCGACCTCATCTCCTCAATGAAAGACTCACTGACCAAAGGGTTGTCAAGGCACGAAACCGTCATCAGTTTCCAACCCTTCTTCGAAGAGTGGAAAACATCGTAAAAGAATCCACTGCTGTAGACAGGATTCCCAAATAACAGACAACAACTGTTCGGTGTGGAGAGACTCCCCAATGAGGCTTCCCACACCGAAATCGGTACCCCAGAAGCCTCATCAATCACCAACATCACTCCTCCATGCGGAGGAGCATGGACCCCCTGCAAGGCAGTCGGAGACTCTGCCCTCGCTACACGAAAACTGATAAACCCCCTCTCCGGTGAAGCAGTAAGTTCCAACCTCTCCTGCTTCACTGTGATCAAGTCCCTCAGTGCTGCTGGCAACATCCCATGCCACTTCTTCACCTCTGCTGCCAAGGCATCCTGCAGTTGGGCAATCGTCGGTGCCGTTACCACAATTTTGACGTCAATTCTCGTTAACAGAAACCAGAGCATCAAGACACTGGCACAATGGGATTTCCCTACCCCATGACCACTTTTTGTTGCTACAAGACGTTGTCCAGAAGCTATCGACTCCATCACCTCCTGTTGCCAAGGCAACGGTTCCACGTTCAGCATGTTCCTCGAAAACCCAACCGGATCATCCCGATAGGTCTCCATGAACAACGCTATGGGGTTCTTTTGATTTTCCATAATCTCTCTATCGTTACGATGCTCTTGCCACCACTGACGACCTCTCTGCGCTCCACATACAACTCATCCACCTGATTGTCGTTTGGGAACACTCCTGCATTCTGTAAGAGGTCCAAAACACTCTTGGCGTAGTTGTCAATGTCAAAGGAACGTCTTGTTGGCGGGAACAACTGCAGATGGACCCGTAAACGGTCCTCTGCAGCAAATGGTTGGAATTCCGGTAGTTCGGAAGCAAATGCCTTGAAAAGACGACCCTTCCTGCTCAGAAGAGTCCTCCCATTCGGAAGATGTCGGTAGTAGGTATTAACTGACGGGGGGAACGGTAACGTTAAGGTGATCAACGATAGGAACGGAAAACTCTGTGCTGTGACTTACAAGTCAACGCTTCCACTAGGTCCGGATGTTGTTCTTTGAGTTGCTTCGTGTCCAGAGACGATCTCTCCTGCACTTTCCAGGTACAGAGTACCTTGCCTGATGATGATTGCAAACCAGCATGGTCTGCTACCCTCGACTTCAGGAACGTCTCCAACTTCTTGATCTGCTCGTCATACTGACCACGCTCCCGCTTTAACTCCACATACTCCTGCAGTGCATGTTCCTCGTCAGAACTCGCCTCACGCAAGTCCTGATGCTCCTCTGGGTACTTGTGATCAAAGTCCACCGCAAACATCATCTCTGGTTCGTTGCCATTCTGCACATCTGCCCAGTATGATAATGCCCTGCTCAAGATCTCTGCCTGAGATGCCTTGTTCTCCAAACACTTCAATACCCTGACCTCCCTGTTGTCCAAAACCCCAACTGTATAGTAACAAACCGACTTCTTCGTTAAGAGCATGTACCACTGCATCTGATAGAAGTGAGAAGGGGGACACAACCCCCCTTCCACTTCCTCAATCAAATCCCCATGATTGCCATACTGCGACAACATTCTCGACGTTGTCGTCTTGCACTCCAACACCGCATCACTCCGGATGCCATCAACATGCGCCACCAGGAAGGGATAGTCCGGATGACGATAACGCTTCCTAGACCTCCGGAACGTTAACCCTGTTAACCGTATCGCTTCCGATCTGATAAACTCCTCAAAGGCTGTTCCCCAACGCATGGCATCGTTCTCCTCCTCCGGAGGCAACTCCCCCCTCTTCTCCAAAAAAAGCTGATACGGAGTCTTGTAGGGATTTGCTCCCATCAAGACTCCAATGTCCGAACCTCCAAGGAATTGCTTCCTCTCCTCAACCAGAAACTGCGGATTCAACATCTCCACTCCTCTGTACAAAATTAAACTTCTGAAACTTGCTCAATGGGACCATCCGCATGACAACCCCAACCCCCTTCGTGATCCGACATCGATCCTGCATTTGCTCTCCATGCAACCCCCGAAAGGGGGAGTACATCCAATACTCCCCCCTTTCGTGCGTCCGCCACCGATGCACAAACGTTGTCGGAATCAACCCGTGAGACCACGATTTACACGCATATAACCACTTCTTTACCTCTATCGGGATCAGGATCTCGTCCAACTTCCCCTGCTCGTACCTCCTCGTCTCCTCCAGGAAGGTCTTCAACTCAAAATAACTCTCCACGTTCCCGTCTGCCCCAATCGATACAAAGTCCATGATCTGAGAGTCCTGTAACTTGAATAACTCCTTGCCTGTCGCCATCAGGTACAACTCCATGAATTCCTTCTCCTCTGCTAAACTGTGCAGATCACTGTCTGGGTATGCCATCCATTGCTCCATTGCTGTTTATAGTGCGGACTCTCTCTCAGAGTCCCATTCGTTAAACTTCCTAACGATTCCCTCCGCTTGCTCTATCAACTCCATCGGGTAGGTGTCCTGAGACCTTTCCAAAAGTCTCAGGAACACCTCCCAGACCTGCAACGTGTATAAGTTCTCAATCTCCTGCAAACTCACTCCTGTGCCTCGTTGGAAGATCTTGTCCAGCAGTAGCGATTGGATCATTCTGCTCCTTTCTCGTTATCCAAATCCTTTGCATCTGACCACCAGTCCACAGGGCACTCCGGTACCCTTGTGCCCATTGCCCAGGCATAGCGCCATTCCCGATAGGCATAGCCAATCGTCTCCATCTGTTCCTCATTCCTCACAAAGACCCCAATGGGGTCGTTCCTGTCGATTTGCGCCTTCAGCCATTCGTAAAAATTCATAAATTTTCTAAAAATAAAAAATTGGGGTTGGTGGACTACGCCAACGTCCTCGTTCC